CCAGTATCACCAGTAGGTCCTGGAAGTCCAGTATCACCAGTAGGTCCTGGAAGTCCAGTATCACCAGTAGGTCCTGGAAGTCCAGTATCACCAGTAGGTCCTGGAAGTCCAGTATCACCAGTAGGTCCAGAAACTCCAGTAGGTCCTGGAAGTCCAGTATCACCAGTAGGTCCTGGAAGTCCAGTAGGTCCTGGAAGTCCAGTATCACCAGTAGGTCCTGGAAGTCCAGTATCACCAGGAAGTCCAGTATCACCAGTAGGTCCAGGAAGTCCAGTATCACCAGTAGGTCCAGGAAGCCCAGTATCACCAGTAGGTCCTGGAAGCCCAGTATCACCAGTAGGTCCTGGAAGCCCAGTATCACCAGTAGGTCCTGGAAGCCCAGTATCACCAGTAGGTCCTGGAAGTCCAGTATCACCAGTAGGTCCTGGAAGTCCAGTATCACCAGTAGGTCCTGGAAGTCCAGTATCACCAGTAGGTCCTGGAAGTCCAGTATCACCAGTAGGTCCAGAAACTCCAGTAGGTCCTGGAAGTCCAGTATCACCAGTAGGACCTTGAGGACCAGTATTTCCAGTAGATCCTGAAACTCCAGGTGGTGGAGGGAAATTGGTATAAAGTGCATTGATGGTCTCATAAGATGCATTTCCAGAATCAGTTGCAACCGTTTCTGCAATGGCGATTGCTTGAGCAGTTACATCTGATAAATTTTCTCCAGATGAAGTTGCTGTTCCATTAAAAGTTGTTGCAGGTAGATCGAGATTTCCAAATGTAGCATTGAAAATTGTGGTACTTGGAAAATCAACTTGAGCAAATGCTTTCACGATATATCCAGGGTTTGTAAATGTATTAGTAGAAGTGGATGACATTATTATATATATATCTTATATTTTATTTTTGTATGATTTTATAAATGGTAGGAAAAAATCCTAAATCACTCAATATTTTTTTCTTCTCTTCACGAATAATAGATATTCGTTTTGACCACCAATCTTCTTTTATCGATTGTTTTATGATTTCATAGGATTTATCAAAATCATGGATGTCTAATTGAACGTAAGCCAAAGGATTAATATAATTAGAAACGTTTGGACATCCATAATAAAATACCAAAGTTTCACACAATATAGGTTCCCATAACTTCTCGGTAATAAAATTCTCTTCAAAATTATTTTCCGCCATAAAGTAATATTTATAAGGGAGAATTCCTTTACTTTTATTTATATAAGGGTCTAATCTTCCGCGATAATTTTCAAAATCATGATTATTGTCTAAATTATAAATATCCAATTCAAAATCTGGATTTTTATTTTCCCTAAATCTTTTCTCTATATATTTCAAAAAATCAATACGTAATATATGTCCTTCATCAAAATATTTTGAACTACAAATTGTACTTAATTTATCTACTTTGTTCTCAGTAATAGCTAAACCAAAATTTTCAATTTCTTTTAAGGTCAATTCCAATTGCCAAAAAGCATTATTCCAACAATTATTTTTTCTTCCTCGAACCGCTAAAAATTTTTTTTCATCAGGAATTGCCCAGTCTCCCCATGTTTTTACTCCCCAATTTTTACTTAAATCATTTACCCAAGGTTCCATTTGAAATACAATTGTTTTGGAAGGCTCATAAAAATCACCATGTTGAGGACGATTAATAATCACATAATAATCAATGTTTTCATTTTCCCATGTCATTTGTAAATTTTTCCATGTAAAAGAAGAAGGATCTTCACACATATTTGACCATTCTTTACATAATGTTTCACTAGAACACCAATTACATAACATTTTTATACGTATTTTTTTATCTTGATTTTCGAATTTTATAGTATTATTGTCATTCGACGTATCTAAATTTTCAACTGCATATAATTCTCTAGGATATTCCACTTCATAATGGTTTGTATTCGAATGATATAAATTTAAAAATCGAACATTTGGATTAGATAATACAAAAAATTCTGCATCATGTTTTTCTTTTACGTTCATTATGTTTAACGTATTCATATAATGACTTTTTACCCACCAAAAATTACCTGAAAAATGTGGCTTATTATTCCCGTAATGATCTTTTTCAAGGTAATTACATCCTACTACATCATAATGATCTGTTTCTAATTTTTGTAAACAATCCTCATATCTTTCAACTAAAAAGTATAACATTAAATTTGTCCAATCATCAATTTTCTTTTTAATATTATTTCTTGATATACCTTTTGTATGTAAATATAATACATTACAATCTTTGTCTTTTTTACAAAATTCATGTAATAATTTAAGGGTAGGTACTTCAAATAAATCCGTTTTATTTGAAAAATGTAGAATTTTTATTTTTTCATGACTAAAAATACGATGATCATCGTTTTCCAAAATTTCTTCACCAGTATTAACAATAAATAATTTTTCAATGTGATAAAATAATCCTGAATTGATGAGTAAAGAAACAATCTTTTTTAATGTATCCAATCCAAACTCTAAAATATGACAACTATGAATAAAACAGAAATTTTTACTTGACGTTTTTTCAATTTTATATTGATCAATATATTCAAAACAAGATTTTTTCATTTTTGTTTCTTGTAAAAATATCTTTTCATAATAATCTTTTTTTACCCATAATCCATCCTTTGAACCAAAGTATATAGACACCGTTAATTCGTCGATTTTGTCTTTAAAGAACCCAAGAGTATTAAAAGCAACGCATTTTTCATTGTTCATTGCTCTTTCCATAGATTCATCCATTGAACATTTATGATAAAAAATATCATTTCCAGTTTGATCTAATCCTGGAATAAATACAAAACCATCACTTATCTCGGCAATAGAAGAAAAATCAAGTGCCTCATAATTATGTTGAATATTACTGTCATTTTTTTTCCCATATTCATTCCATTCAGAAAAAACAATTTGTGGTTGTAATTCATAACAATCCAAATCTTTATACTTTGATAACAACCAATCAATACCGTGTCTAATGCCATTTTTCTCGATATAGTCAATCATTTTTTTAGCACCTATTTTATTCAAAGAATATGCGAAAAATCCACCGATGTAATAAGAATAATTCAATTTATTTATATGGAAATCGTTTTGTAAATCATCGATATTAAAATCACGATTTCCATAGATTTTGATGTCTTTATTTCGTTCTTTTTCATACATATGATAACCAAGAAACAAAGTATCTTTTACTTTCATCACTTTTTTTAATGTTTCGATTTTTTCTTTTACTTTTTCATTATTCCCTCCTTTTATAAAATCAAAATCATCTTCCATAATTAAATAAAAATCATTATTTTCATCCTTTAATAATTGTTTCCATAATGAATAATGACTTAATGCACAACCGATCACTCCTTTACGATTTCCAAAATCATTTCCTTTAAATAATTTTTTCAATTCTAAAGTAGGGCTCAGTACATATCCATCAACTGCTTTGTTAAATTGATAATCTATATTCTCTTTAAAACCTTGTTCTTTCAGACTTTTCTCTGTTTTTTCTTTACGATCTACTCTTTTTTCTAGATTTATAATTTGAATAAATGTTTTCTTTTCTGTTTCTGTTTCTGTTTCTGTTTTAGAATTCGTCTTTCCATTCATATTAAATTGTTCTTCTTCATTTAATTGATAAGCATTCTTTTTCGTTGGGTCCTTTCTTTCACTTGTTAAACGACCAATATGTCGACAAGTTATTTTATTAAAAAATCCCGTTTTATAACCTTGATTTGTCCATCGAACTGCATAATCCATCTCAAAAAAATCATTTTCAGAATTAAAATTACCTAATTTTAAAATGGTACTTACATCGGTAATTCCTGGACGAAAACTAAAGTGTTGCCAATAATGACAGTTTTGATATTCAAAATTACCTTTTTTATAGTCATGAACCGAAAATCCATTATTTTTATTAATATGACTTTTACAATGATAATTCTCAATGGTTTCGCCATAATTCAAATTAAAAATAACCTGTTTCACGTTATCTGTTTTTAATGCTTCTAATCCTCGAACTCCTTCTTCAATATAATCCATCTTATTATGAAATAAAAAGTCATCTTCAATATTAATCCAATAGGTTGGCTGAATTTCATGTAATTTATTCCAAATAATGTTCATACTTTTTCGATGTCCCTTTTCTTCCTTGCTTTTCATATAATAATCGATCCAACTATAATTTTTTCTCATAAAAATACGATCTTCCTCAGAAGAATTATCATCAATACAAAACCAATAATCCACTTTATCTAAATTGGTCCAATGATTTAAAATAGATTGTATTGTTTGTTTAAATAAATCTAAACGTTTACAAGTAGTAAAAGAAACAAATACTTTTACCTTTTTTTCTAGAGCCATTTTGTCTATTATATTTTTTTTTAGTAGGGTCGATGTATTTTCATTATAATTGTCTCGAAATTTCATACAAAGAGAAACAATTTGCTTTTTACATGTATCATAGTTTATTAATAAATCCTTATTTTTTTTAAACAACATATTCCATATTTCTATATGATTTCCTTGAATATTTTCATTCTTATTTATCATTTCATTCAATAATTTATCAACCCCGTAAAAAAAAGAAAGAGTATCATTATCATTTTCTATATAATTTTTATAAAAATGCAAATTATTAATCGTAGTTCTCAAAAAATTTGGATTTGCGATATAATTACATATGATTTTTTTACAACATAAATATCCAGAATTCATATCTTTTGAATAAAAAGCAGCAACTGAATTCTCAAACTCCATTTCATCTTGATACAAATAATCATATAAAAAAAGTTTCGATTGAAGATTTTTCTTATAATTATTATATTTATGATATAGACCGTTTGATAAGACAAACATTTTGTCACTATTAAATTTTTTCATCGCAAGAACGATCCCTTCAATTCTCTCCTCATCATATTCAATCGCTTTTAATAAATATTTAACTGAATTGTAGTCATCCTTCTTTTTTACATATAGTTCTCCTAACATTAAACATGAATGATATTTTTCCTGCACCCATACATTTAATTCAAGACATTTTAAATACCACTCAATAGCATCATCAATATGATTACAATCTTTATAACTTTGTGCGCAATAAAAAGCATATCTACCAGATAATCCATCTTTCTTCAGAATTTCTTTCTCAAATGCGTTTTTTAAAACAATCGCATCTTTCAGATATTTATCTGGATCTTTGTTTCTAGCTCCACCTCTTCCAGAATTAATATGATAATTTCCATGAAATACTTGATCTGATTTAATAGGATCAATATTGGAGAGAAATTCATGTAATACTCCTCGAAATTCCCATTTTAAACGATTATTGAATAATAGTGGTCGATTATATACGAAACCTTTTCCAAAAGTAAAATCGTATCGATCAATAGTTAATAATGGAGGCATGGTAATATCACCTTCAATAGAATCATCTGCATCAAAAATAAAGATATAATCGGTTTTATTATATGCATGTTGTAATGCCTTGGTTCTATTGTATCCAAAATCTTTCCACTCATCTTGATATAATTCTCCTAGAATATTTCTTTCTTTAAAAAAGGTTCGAATTAATTCTTGAGTTCCATCGGTAGAACCGGTATCTGAAATCACCCAATAACTAATTGGTATTTTAGATAAAATATTAATTAATGTATTTAAAAGTATATGTGCTTCATTTTTTACAATCATATTTAAACAAATGGATTGTGGATAATTTGTTTTATAAATCGAATGATCAATCTCTTTAATCGTTAACTCCATTTTAATTATATAAAATATATATTTAAGTATTTTTTAACGTAAATTATTTTTTCAATCGAAATTTATATATAAATATATTTATATTAGTATATTATTATGGCAAATACTAGATTTAATTATGATGAATGTCGAACCTTGAAAAAAATACAACAACAAACCGATCCAGGAAGATGGATATTAAATGTCCCAGGAAATGGTTCTCATCCTTGTTATATTGAAGATCCACAAATAATTATTCAAAAATGGGGAGCAAATTTAAGAACCAATACCATCGATTTAGAAAGTAGTCTTTTAGGAGTAAATCGTGATTTATCGCGTGATTGTTTCCAAAATAATTATAAAAATTACAATGTTCCGAATGAACCAATTAGTTACCCGAAATGTCGCCAATTATATACAGAACAATCTAGAAGTATTGCGCCAGCATGGATGGTAAGAGATTTAGAACAAGTAGATTGGTATTATCCGCCGTTAAATCCACAAGAAAATACTTGTTATCCTTTTGAAAACAATTTGAATACCCGTATTTTAGAAAAAGACTACTTTACAGCGAAACGACCTTGCTTAAATACTTCTTCCAATGATCAATTAAGTACAAATTATATGACAGTAAATAGAAATCAAGTATTGTGTAATAATACAAATTCTTGTAGTTTTTAGATGCTTCTTCAATGTTTCAACGAATAAGAATAAAAATAATAATATAATATAATAATATCAATATGGAATTAGCTATACCTTTATTAGCATTAGGTGGTATGTATGTAATATCGAACCAAAATACTACATCTTCCAATAGTCAAAATCAAAATCAAAATAGAACAAATAATAATTATAGACCCAAAGAACCAATTCGAGAGAATTTTGAAACAGCTGGTCGCGAACGTAATTACTTACCAAATGTAGACATTCCTACTCAAAATTTTCCAGTTACCAATCGTAAAGAACTAGTAAATACCGTTCAAGAATATGTAAATCCTAACACGGCGACGGATCGTTATTTTGATCAAAATTCATATCAAAATCGAGTAAATGCAGGAAAATCAGTAAGTAATAATCCTCAACAAATTCATTCATTAACCGGAAATTATCTGGACTCCGAGAAATTTAAGCATAATAATATGGTTCCTTTTTATGGTGGAAAAATCAAAGGATATACTTATGATACAAACATCGCCGAAACCGTATTAGATAATATGGCAGGATCTGGTTCTCAAGTAATTAAAAAAATTGAACAGGCTCCGCTTTTCAAACCCGAAGAAAATATTCAATGGGCATATGGTGCCCCAAATCAAAGTGATTTTTTTCAATCACGTGTAAATCCTGGTATGAAAAACAATAATGTCAAACCTTTTGAAACGGTGAATGTTGGTCCAGGTTTAGGAAAAGGATTTACGACAAGTGGTTCTGGGGGATTTAATTCAGGAATGGAAGATCGTAATGCATGGCTTCCGAAAACAGTCGATGAATTACGTGTAGATACCAATCCAAAATTAGAATACAGTTTAGCAGGTCATCAAGGTCCTGCCGAAGGGATTGTGAAAAATGTAGGAATACAAGGTTTAGTAGAAAAGCAACGACCAGATACTTTTTTTATCAATACCCAAGATCGTTGGCTTACTACAACGGGAGCTGAAAAGGGTGAGACTTTACGTCCAATTCAAGAACTCGGAGTAATTCGTCGTGACGATTGTATGAGTAATTATGTAGGTCCTGCTGCAAATGATCGTCAGGTTGGACGCGCTCCAAGTGAATTTGAACCATCCAAACGTCATCAATTACCTGCAAAAGATGTTCCACATTCGAGTGCGATGGGACGTGGTCCGACTACCGATGGGGACAAAAGAATTCAAAGTTTTACAAATTATAACAATAATCGTATGTCTGTAAAACAACCAGACACCATGCGAAGTGGTTTTAGTGGTGCGATTGGAGCAGCAATTGCACCCATATTAGATGTTTTTCGTCCTACACGAAAAGAAGAAATCTCTCATAATGTACGTATTTATGGGGACGCAACTTCAAATGTAAAAGGTAATTATGTGATTAATATGAATGATACTACACCTACAACGGTAAAAGAAACAACTCTTTATTCCCCTGAATTTTTCATTAATAATCAAAAAGAAGGAATTTATGTGAATAACTACACTCCGATGGATTTAACACAGAGAGATACAACAAGTTGCCCGGTGATGGGTAATGTCGGTGGAGTATCTAATCAATATGGTGATATGTCTTATGCAGCGGATTATCGTCAAACAAATAATGATATTAAATCTTCGACGATTTATAATCAACCAAATCCAGGTGGAATGCAAATTTTCAATCAACAAATGAATGTAAATATTGCTCGTAACGACATATCAATGGATGACGGAAGATGGTTTACTCCAAATTCGATTACTCCTATGCCTCCTTCCAAAGAAAATTACGGGAAAATCAATATGCCCCAATATTATAATGAATGTATTGGATGTGAGAGAATTGATCCTGGATTATTAGATGCATTCCGTGCGAACCCATATACACACAGTTTGACGACTTCCGTTTAATTTTGCAAAGACAGATACGTTAAAAAAATCATTTAAAAATATGTTTCTCATTATAATAAAATCAATTTTTATTGTTATTATAATGAATATACAAAATACATCATGCATAAATATACCCGATAAAAATATATTACCTATTCATCAGCATATCAAAGAAAAACTCGATTATTTTCTCTCCATTCAAAAAATTCCAAATATTATTTTTCATGGACCACCTGGAAGTGGCAAAAAAACGTTATTAATTGATTTTATTCAAAAAATATATCAAAATGACAAGAATAAAATGAAGCAATATACGATGTATGTCAATTGTTCTTATGGAAAAGGGATTAAATTTATACGAGAAGAATTGAAATTTTTTGCCAAAACAAATATTCATGAGAATACATTTAAAATTATTATATTGCTAAATGCTGATAAATTGACGGTAGATGCGCAATCTGCCTTACGAAGATGTATCGAACTTTTTAATCATAACACAAGATTTTTTATTGTGATTGAAGATAAATATAAATTGTTAAAACCGATTTTATCGCGTTTTTGTGAAATATATATTTCTCAACCTATTTGGAATAATACCGAAATCAATTTACATCAATATCATTTGAATTATAAAATAAAAAATGGGGAAAATGGGGAAAAAGAGGGAAAAGAGGAAAAAGAGGAAAAAGAGGGAAAAGGGGAAAATTGTGTAACTACTAAAAACATAATAGAAAAAAAAGCAAAAACATGTTCTTCTTTTTCTCTCGAAAATTTGAAAAAACAACTTAAAAAACTTTCGGTTAAAAAAAAGGATCAAAAATTACATATAAAAGATTTAGTATTGATTTCCGGTGAATTTTATGAAAAAGGGTATTGTGGTTTAGATCTACTAACTTTATTAGAGAACCATAAATTTATGGAGAAAGAAATTTCTTTGGAAAAAAGATACGAATTGTTGATTTGTTTTAATAAAGTGATCAAAGAAATACGTAATGAAAAACTGATCCTTTTTTTTATATTGAATTTTATATTTTTAAGTTTAAATTCTTCTTTGGAAAATATTTTCTTTATGTAACAATAAATCAAAAATGGATGATTTTAATATCAATTCACTGAACGAATCGAAAAATGAATGGTCAGCACGACTGATTAATATTCTTACTCCTTTAATTATCGATGGGTATAAATCCATTTTAGAAGAAGCGGTTAAATTATGCAAAGAAAACGGTGAATACGATAAGTATTTAATGACCTTTCAAAATTTTATTAGTCGTGTTCCAAAATGGAACCCTGATATTATTGAAAAAGAGAGACTTCGTATTTGTGAAAAAAGTGGTTGTGGTTATTTAGAAGATTTAGTGGTTTGTATTCATATTATTCAACTGAAAATTTTGACTGCGATACGTGTAGGACAAAAACAGAAAAAAATCGAAATAAATATTCCAAAATTAGATGATTTTATTCATAAAGTGTATATTAATGTAGCACGTAAAACATATAAAAATGTATATCTTTTTGAATTAGGTATCCAACCCTTACAAATTCAGAAAAATCATCGGGAATTAGAAATCATGGTTCAAGAATGTATTTTGAATACGGTGAGAGAAAGTATTCCTGTAGAAGCGATTTTGAAGGCTTATATGGATGAAACCGTAGAAGAAGATGTAACAGAACATGTAACAGAACAGATGATTGAGGAACCTATTCCAATAAATCAAAATCAAAATCAAAATTCAAATTTAGATGGTGGAAATACAATTGTAACAAGTCAACCAATCGCACATACATCTTCATTATCTTTTGATAATATTGATTATACGATGGATGAATCTGGAAATAATCATCAAGTAGACGCTCCAAAAACGATCGAACGTTTAGAAGAAATTAGTGAACAAAGAAATCAACAACGAAAATTAGAAACAGATGACGATGAGGATGATTATCAAAATGAACGATTAAAAATTACCAATGAAAATGTAGATCTAACGAATTTAGATATACATCATATTGAACCGGCGGAATTGAACTTGATACCCGATTTATTAATCGATGACATTGAAATATTAGAATAGATCATGTTGATTTTCAGAAGTTATGGATAAATACAAATGCGTAAAATAAAAAAGATCATTCTCCTTTCTTATTTTATATTTCCAGTTCATTTTGAAAGAGAAGGTATGGAAAATATTTTTTTTATTGCTTGTATTATTTCTCTCGTTTTTCTAGTTTTTAAATTCATTGAAATGCGGTTTGTAGATAAAGAAAGCAAACCATTAAAATTCCTTATTCGAGATACTTTATTAGTATATACGAGTGTTGTTTTAGGATATTTTATATTAGAACAATTAAAACCTGTTTTAATTGAAGTGGAAGGGGGATCTCATCAACCAGCAGTTTTTATTGATAATCCAAGTTTTTAGATGATTAAATGGAATGATAAAATGATAAAATGATAATCATTTTATTATTTGTATAAAAATTATATGTAATAAAACCAAATATTAACGTCCAGTCCATACTTTTACAACAGGTCTTATTACTTTTTTATTTTTTAAATGTTGCTGATATTCTTCAAATGTATATCCCCAATTCATGTATCGAGTAATATTTCCAAAGATTGATTTTATTCCAGATAGTTTTTTAAAATGCTCGCAAAATAATAATCCCATTATTCTCTCTAAACAACACCGATCTGGTCTACAAGTTACATGATTTAACATGCTAAAAATGTTATGGTGTTTTTGTAAATTATGTAAAAAATGATAATTAATAAAACTTTGAACTCCAAAACAACCAAACCATTTTTTATTTTTAAATCCCAAAACAATATCATCCGTCATATTTATTTTTTTTACAATTTCATAATTATTTTTCATGTTATAAATAATTCGATTTGTATTTTGAATATTTTCTTTATCTGCTTCAAAATGCCATAAAGGTAATACAGGGGTTCCTATAAAATTTTCAAAATTTACTCTTTTATGAAAAAATATACTATCATGAATAATGACTGCATTTTCAAAAAAACGACGTTTATAAAAATAATAATAAGGAAGCAATTCGCCCCTTCCCGGATATTCACTTTGAATAATTTCTATGTTTTTATAAGGATACTCTTCTTTCACTAATTTTTTATCACTATTATCATCAATAATAATTATTTTTTTGTAAGGATATAATTTTCGAATACATCTGACACATTCATTCCAATATTTATTTGTTTTCTCGGAATTTACATGTCTTGTTACAATAAATCCATAGTTTGATACAGATTTGTTATTTTCATTTGTGTCATTCATTATAATTATAGTTATATATATAATTATATATAATTTTTACCAAATTTTTACATTTTACACCTTTTAACATTAGAAACGGTATTTTTATTTTATTTTTATATTAATACATACAAACATTCATACAAACAATAATTGTGTAAAATCAAGGATATTTTATCTAAATTTCTAAAGCTATTTTTTGTTTTTATTTTACTAAAAGTGTGTAAATAAATCAATATTCATGATAACTGTTTTAGAGGAGACTTGATTTTTGGACACCATAAAATTCTTAAAGATATCTCTTTCTAATTGTAACTGTGGAGTATGATGATGTACACATCGTGCAATCATTTTATATAATTTGAATTCAGGATATCTCTCTTCTCCATTATTTTTATATAAAACATTTATTCCTTTATCATCTAAACACCATTCTATGATTAATCTCGCAACTTTACTACAATTCTCTAAATTTTTAATTTCTTGAAAATCGTCTACTACATAATCAAAGATCGAACATGCTAAACGACACAAGTCAAAACTATAATTCGGTTCAATACGTGCTTTTTTATTATTAAAATAAGGTTCCGTATTATATTGAGTAGATGCATCTCCACCTTCTTCAAAACTATCACTACAAAACACTTTTCCATCATAATGATAAATACTTCTTCCGAAATCAATAATTTTGAAAATTCTTCCAAACGTTGGTACCTTATAGTAAATTCCTTCGTAGCAATAATAAAGAAACTTCTTTTCTGTTTCAATATACATTACATTATTCGTATGTAAATCATTATGCGTAAAAGAAAATGTCTTTTGTAAAGTAATGAGTATCATAATAATTTGCATGAATGCAGAAAACCATTGCTCTTCCGTTAATTCATCTTGGATAATTAAATCATCTAATGTACTAGAACAATTCTCCATACAAATAACTTGAACTGGAAAATGAGGAAAAACGACATTTATCTTTTCTTCAACTAAATCTTCATCCTCTTCTTCATCCCCCTCTTCGTCCTCAATTATTGTTTCATAATCATCCTCTTCTTGATTTATATCTTCACTATGATCATCATTTTCTTCTTGTATTTCTTTTTCATCAAAAGAACAAAATTCATTCTCAGTCTCACTATCTGTATGAGAAGTTCTCGAAGAACAAGATGAATGCGATTTTAAAGTAGTAATTTTATCATTTGTCGTTATATTTAGATCATTATAAAAATCAGTATCATATTCTATGATATTTTCATCGAAAAATTCAGAAGAAGATTTATCTTCTAATAGTTCCATTTCTAACATTTCATCGACCAACATTTCATCAACCAACATTTCATCAACCAATATCTCTAGGTTGGAACCAAAGTCTGTATCTTCTATTTTAATTTTCGATTTTTTTATTTGACTACGATTATCTTCCTCACTTTCATCTTCTAATAAATGTTCATATTCATCGATTTGAAATAAAATGTTTTTATTTTTAATGAAAAAATCAGACTGAACCAAATATTCTAAATCATCCACCACATTTAATTGATAATTATTTTTGATCGAGAGAAAAGTACCGTAAAAATCCACTCCATGTATAAAGTTATAATTATGTATCAAAATGCTATTTAAATAAAGAAAAAAACTATCTATATAGGCAGCATTATTTACATTCATTATTTTTTTCATAGTGTTTTCTTCCGTCGATTGTAAATTTGGTAAAGAAAATAGCCTTTCATCTTTTAAATCATATTTGCCGATTAGATATTTAAATGGGTCTAATAAAGGCGCCAATTTAAAAAAAACTTCTCTTACTTCTTTGTTATTTTTATTTCCGTGATTTGTATCGTTTTCCTCTTCTCCTGTCTTTTCTAAAAAACATTCATAAATATTTTCTTCTTTTTTCCTTTTTAAATCGGAAAGATACCAAGGATGGTTCAAATTAATATGGTTGTAGTTTTTTTCGTTTAAATTAAAAAAACGATTATAAATTGGAATATAATTTTGTGTTTTAGAGAGAAAAAAATAGTCCTTATTTTCTAAACTTTTGAAAAGTTTCTGGTTTTTTCTTTTTTGATAATTAATATTTATCATTAATATTTACAAAATATATAAATTTAAATGATTTTTAACGATTGTAATTGGACTTTTACAGTTTTCTTTGTTACATTATGAAAATTTATAATTCGTATTAATAAGACGTTTCTTTTTCTTTCTTGAATATAGAAATCATACATAGAATGACTTTAGAACTGAAAAAATTTGACATGAAAAATATTAGTTTCAAGGCAAATGAAGCAAAAGGTCCAGTAGTTGTATTAATTGGACGTCGTGACACTGGTAAAAGTTTTTTAGTACGTGATCTTCTTTATTATCATCAGGATATACCGATTGGTACGGTTATTTCTGGTACAGAAGAAGGGAATGGATTTTATAATAAAATGGTTCCGAAACTATTTATTCATAATGAGTATAATACCGCGATTATTGAAAATATATTAAAACGGCAACGTTCGGTATTAAAACAAATTAAAAAGGAAATGGAAACTTATAAGCGTTCTACGATTGACGGACGTGCTTTTGTTATTTTAGATGATTGTTTATATGATGCGACATGGACACGAGATAAGATGATGCGGCTTCTTTTTATGAATGGAAGACACTGGAAGATAATGTTAATCATTACCATGCAATATCCATTGGGAGTACCTCCGACGTTAAGAACCAACATTGATTACGTATTTATTTTGAGAGAACCTTATATTGCAAATCGAAAGCGTATTTATGATAATTATGCAGGAATGTTTCCTACTTTTGAATCTTTCTGTCAAGTTATGGATCAGTGTACAGAGAATTATGAGTGTTTGGTGATTAATAATAACGCAAAGTCGAATAAATTACAAGACCAAGTTTTCTGGTACAAAGCAGAAGCACATAATGATTTCCGTCTTGGCTCCAAAGAATTCTGGGAACTGTCGAAAGGTATGAATAGTGACGACGAAGACGAAAAATATGATCCTGGGAGTGTGAAAAAAAGGGGTCAAGGACAAAAAATCAGTGTCAAAAAGACGACTAAATGGTGAGTAGTTAGATAGCATAATAAGTAACAAATAAATTTAATATTTTTTGCAAAGGGTATCGGTTATGTTGATACCCTTTCGATTTTTTGGACAAAGGGTGTGAGTAAAATGCACACCCTTTCGATTTTTTGGACAAAGGGTGTGAGTAAAATGCACACCCTTTCGATTTTTTGGACAAAGGGTGTGAGTAAGATTAATATTATTCAATAAAAACAATTTAAAGACAAAGGATGTGATAAAGTATAATCACTACCTATGGAAGTTGTAAAACAATTTACGTCCAATGACCTTCACACAGAAATAAATATTAAGGGAACTTATGAAAAACCATTATTTCGTGCAAGTGATATTGCATTAATATTAGATATAAAATCTATGAATAAGATAATACAGAATTTCAATGAAACAGAAAAAACACATATTTTTTTATCAACAATAGGAGGCGAACAAGTAATTAATTTTCTTACTGTAAAAGGATTATATAAATTACTTTTTCGTTCAAAAAAGCCCATTGCAGAAAAATTTCAAAATTGGGTTTGTGAAGTTGTAGAAGAAATAAGGTTGAATGGAAAATATGAACTTGAGAAACAACTTCAAGAAAAAAATAAAGAATTGGAAGAAAAAGAAAACGAAAAAAAGGAATTGGAAGTAAAACTTATGGAAGAAAAACAAAAAAAGAAATCGTTGAGTGTTCCTAGTATTTATATTTACAATACCGATGTTCAATGTCATCCTCCAGAATTAAAAATAGGTATTTCCAACGATTATATTAAACGGATCCAACCTTATAAACAAATCTGTAAAAATGGAAAATTAGAATTAGTTATTGAATTATTCGATGTCAATATGAAAAGTCTAGAATATCATATTCATAGTTTACTTTCCATACATCGTGTAAAAGACGAAGTATTCAAAATGGATGTCGAAGAAGCCAAACTGATTATTTTGGATGTAGTTGATTTACTGAAAACTTGTCAAATCCTTGACCCAGTTGAGAGACAATTAAAAATTAAAAAACGATTTGAAACTACAACTGAACAAAGAGAAGCGAGAGAAAAAAAAATATCTCAAAATACCATTTCTACACAAACAGAATATGACACTGAAGTATTTTTATCAACACCTCTTATACAAAAAGATACGGAATTGAAAAATAAATTTAAAGAATTCATACAAACACATTGTATTGTTCGTGAAGACGTAGAAGTATCCACTAAAAAAATAATAGGTCAATATCGTTTATGGAGTAAGAACGATAAAAAAGAAATTACTACTGCGTTCAAAGATTATTTAGACCGAAAATTCAAGTATACAAGATTAAATACACAAAATCAAAATCAGGTTGTCAACGGTTATCAAGGAATTTGTTTGAAAGAAATCGTGTATGACAAAAATGTTTTATCAAGTGATGCTCAAACTTTTTTATTTGAAAAATGTATTTTTTCGCCAGATAAAACGGTTTTATATAAAGATTTAGTGGAAGAATACCTTTTATGGAAAAAAAATGTTTCAAAAGAAGAAACCAAAAATGAAGCGAATGAAATTCGCGAATACTTAAAAAATTGTGATTATGTTTTTTATAGTACGGTTTGGTCACTTAAGGGTGGAGGACAAGGATATTATGGAATAGGTTTAAAAACTGAAGAAACCAATTATAAAAAGACTTCTTCTACTGGAAAACAAGTAGAAAAAAGAAAAATAAATACGAATGAATTGTTGGGAATGTGGGAAACCATTGCCAAAGCAGCAACAGTCGAATGCATTTCAGCGGCTAAAATGAGTTTAAGTATTCGAAACAAAAGAGTTTTCAATAATGATTACTACTTCAACTTTTTAGAAAAAAATGGATTAAAAAACTCTCTTGAAAATGATAATAAATAAAATGTATTGTTTAAATAAATATAAATATAAAAATATGTAAACCATCATATTTTTATACTCGTAAAAATACTGCCCAGACGGCTAGGAAAGTGAGGATGAATATCACCGTTCCTCCAAAAAAAACTGCCCCGAAGGGCTTTGGTAACACCTTTCCCAAAGGTGTTGTGTTATTCATCCTCATTTCTCTCCAAAAAATACTGGTAGATATCTTTTACTAATTGTTCAGGAATTTCATTTGTAGGTATCAAAATACCTTTTTTGTCCTTCGTAATATGTACTGTTGGTTGATAATTATGTTCCACTAATATTTTCCATCGTTCCGTATATTTTCTGTTTTTTTTACTACCATGAAAATAATGACGAATTAGTCCAGGCACATATCCAAACCGTAAAGTAGATATATTTTTTTGAAAATCGAGAATTGTTTTTTTATAATCTTCACTATTATTGGAATTGACGGAAACTTCTCCTTTATTTAATAAAGACATTAACATAATAAAATCACCTGATCCTAAAATACCTAATTCATATAATCCACCTATTTTTTCATAAGCTCTACGTGTGATTGCCCATGCGTAACCCGGATGCCAATAGTCATTCCCAGATGAATAATATTTACTACCTTTTGAATATTGATAACCAGCACAACTTCTCATATTCATTGTTTGTTCTTTGGCATTCATATCTAAACTATGACTAAATAACTGAATAATATCTTTGGAACCATTTAAAATTTTTAAAGCATCCGTAGCCCAGGTAACACTTTCAAATTCAATATCTGCATCAATCCAAGCAAAAGCTTTATAGTCAGAAGGAAGTAAATATTTCACTCCTAAATTAATCATATTTTCTTTATGCCAAAGAGGAACTTCGGTTCTTATTTGTAGGTGTCTTGGATTATTTTTTTCCGTTATATGATAATCTTGATTATCATAAGCCAATTCGACAATATACAAAAGAACATTTGTTTCTTCCATTTCGATACGTTTTACAAATTCTTTTAATAAAATATATCTTTTAGCAAACAAACAAGGATTGGATAATACTAAAATAACATGTAATTTATCCTCGATTGGATGATTATTTTTGATGGCTAGTTTAATATCATTTGGTTTATAAACAATATGATCAATTTCTATTCCGTTAATAATTGTCATTCTTTAAAGTATATATTTGTATTTATATATTTATATTTGTATTTATACTTATAAATACTTTTAAAATACTTTGTTTATTTATTTATATATAAATTAAATTTATAGATACATATATAATGATCAAGACCATTTTTATTCTTTGGTTTCAGGGATTTGATAATTCGCCAGATATCGTTAAAAAATGTGTCAAATCTTGGAAATATTATAATCCTGATTGGGAAATCATTTTACTAAATAATCATAATTTGAATAAATATATCAATTTAGACGACTATCTTGATATTTCTAAAAAAAAGATTGAAAAATGTCATTTGTCCGATCTTATTCGGGTTATGTTACTTAAAAAATATGGAGGTTTATGGGTTGATGCTACCACATTCTGTAATCAATCATTAAATGACTGGTTACCGAATTATATCAATGAAGGATTTTTTGCTTTTGACAAACCTGGACCTGATCGGCTAATTAGCAATTGGTTTCTCTATTCTGAAAAAGATCATTATATAATTACAGAATGGTCAAATTCAACTTTACAATATTATAAAATAAATGATAAAGCACATACTTATTTTATTCATCATTATTTATTTGGTGATTTGTATAATTCGGACTCTCAATTTAAAGAAATATGGAATAAAGTTCCTAAATTATCAGCAAATGGATACGGACCCCATTATTTACAAGAAAAAGGATTATTTAATTCTCTTACACCTCAAATAAAAAAAGAAATTGATGCTAAAACAACACCACTTTATAAACTCAGTCACAAATGTAGATTTCAAGAATATAATGAAACAAAAAACATCTATTATCTTTATTCTACCATAGACCTTTAGTTAACTCACATGTTTTGAAAATGATTATTTAAATGTATATGATAGAATAAAGATCGTAATTAAATCATTCAATTTAGACCAACTATTTTATTCATCCTTCTTTTTTGTAACAAATGGTCCACTTACCAATTGACTTTGTCCATAATCTGATTTTCCAGTAATAATATTATCACCCTCAAATAATTCTGCACGAATATCCGCAGTAGAAATCTCATCATTCGTTGTATCTTTACTAAAGGTATGATCATTTGAATTGGATAAATTGTTAATACCAACTAAATTTCCTTGTTCGTCAATTGTTTGGGTTAAAACGTTTCCACTTTTCTCGGCATTTTGAATATTTTCCTCAATCGCTTTTTGTCTTGTTTCTTTCAAACGTTTTTCAAATTCCATCTTGGCATTCATTTCGTTTTTCGTTTTTTCATGCATTAGTTGATTTAATTCTTCTTCCATATATTCTACATTTCCAGTTTTATATGGCTCCGGATCCCAAGGAAGCCATAGTCCAACTTCTCCAACAAAAATATTATGATTTGGATCTAATTCACGTAACATTTTACAACGAAGATCCGCCTCTTCTTTCGTAGGATAACTACCTCGTACTTTAAGCCCACGTATACTTGTTTGAAAATGATGTTTTAGACTAAAATTCTTTTCTAATTCTTCTTCATTCGTATCTAAAAAGTTTTTGTAATCATCTTCTAAACAAGAACTGATAATATTCTCTTTTTCTTCATCTATAAAACCTTTGAAATCATTTATTACATCATCGAATTTCAACTTGTATTTATAGGAAATAAAATTCAAAAATTGATGGAATTTTTCCATTGATTTATTCATATCCCATTTCTTTAGGAATTGTTCAAAGAAATACAATTCTTTTTGTTTTAATATATTTTCTGGAGAAACAAAAGAAATACATACAAATTTTTGTCCTGCAATTGGTTTATCTTCTTCTAAAATATCTACATATTTTGAATTCGGAATACCATTTTTATCTGTTTTTTTCTCACAAGAATTTGTGGTTGATTTGTTCGTTTTTACCTTATTCATTTTATCTAATTTAGAGTGTTTCTTTTAAGTATTTATTATCATTAATATTATTCTTGTGAAATACATTTTTTTTCTTTGGTTTTATTATAAATGAACGGATTAGTTAACTTGAGTGAATTAATTAAAAGAATTATCAAGTATTTAGTAGAAGGTTTAATGGTTGCCATCGCCGCCTTTGCGATCCCTAAAAGATCTTTAAATATGGAAGAAATTGTTCTTATTGCTCTTACCGCTGCCGCAACTTTTAGTATTTTAGATACTTATATTCCATCCATGGGAATGAGTGCACGCACAGGTACAGGCTTTGGTATTGGGGCAAATTTAGTTCACTGGCCCGGGGGATTTTAATCAAACGCTGGATTTTAATCAAACGTAAACGTAAACGTAACCATAATCATACCCATTTATTTTTAAGTATTTTTATTTAATACTTAAATATAATTCGTATACTATTAATAATGCGTTACAATAAAGATTGTTTAGAAAATTATTGTCAAGAAAATAATATTTTATTGATAACTGATTATACAAAAAATAATATAAATCGAGAAAGTTGTCTGGAAGGAAATTGTAAAAGTGACAATTGTATTTATACATTTCAGAAATCCTTTCGACAACTGGTAAAAATAGGACCTTATTGCGGAGATTGTTCTATAAAAAGAGGAAATGAAAAAATCAGAGAACAAAAATGTAAATATGATTTAAAAATGTTACTCGAATTCTGTGAAGAAAATAAAATTATTCTTACGGAAGACTATTCTTCTATTTTTGTAAATCGAGATACAATTATCAAAGGAAAATGTAAAACGGAAGATTGTAATCATATATTTGTAAAGTCTTTTCGAATGCTATTGAAGTTAAAAGATTATTGTTCGGAATGTTGTAAAGAAATAGGAAAGGAAAAGATCAAAAATACCAATATAGAAAAATATGGTTGTGAAAATGTGATGCAAAATAAAGAAATACAAGAAAAATTAACAAGTTCTATCATTGAAAAATATGGAGTTTCTCATATTTCCAAATTAGATAGAATTAAAAATCAAAAAAAGGAAAAAAGTCTTGAAAAATATGGTGTAGAATATCCACTTCAATGTCCAAAAGTAAGAGAACAAATTAAAGAAACAAATATTAAAAAATACGGCTGTGAAAATGCGATGCAAAATAAAGAAATATTAGAAAAAACTCAAAATACAGTAAATGAAAAATTTGGGACAAAAAATGTATTTCAAGTACCCTATATAAAACAAAAAATTATTGAAACGACGATGAAAAAATATGGTACTCCACATCATTTGCAAAACGCAGAATGTTCAGAGAACCATTTTAAATCATCGTATAATATCAAAAAATATACGTTACCTTCTGGAAAAATAATTGATTATCAAGGTTATGAGAATTTTGCATTTGATGAATTATTTCAAAAAGAGAAAATAAATGAAAAGGAATTAATCACAAGTCGTAAAGATGTACCTGAAATATGGTATACAGATAAAAACGGTAAAGTGAGACGACATTTTGTAGATATGTATTTGCCATTACAAAATAGATGTATTGAAGTAAAATCTACTTGGACAAATCAAGAAAAAAATAATGTATTAGAGAAAAAACTGGCAGCCGAAAATTTGGGTTATATTTATGAAATATGGATTTATGATAAAAAAGGGATCAAGTCCACTTTTTAGAAAAAAGTGGAGCAAAAAATAAGAATAATAATATTTTATTTCACTAAAATATTATTATTTTGTTATGTAATACCGAGATACAATAAACAGATTAAGTCACCTTTTGTTTCTTTTTGCATCCCCTTTTATGTGCAGCCATGCCTTTTAATGTATTCGAAGTATAAAAATTACATAAATTGCATTTATACATACCTATTTTTTCATTCGTCGTTATTTTACTCGACAAATAATTATTTAATTTATTGAATTTAATATCTTGTAATTGGTTCAATAGATTATTTTCACGATCTTTAATATAAATTTTCAATTCTTCTTTTTGTTTAATGAAAAACTGATACTCTTCATTAATTTCCGTTAATAAATCTTTCGTAATGAAAAAATCACCGGACATGTTGATATAATTCAGTCTTTCAGATATACTATCGATCATATCAAAGGCAATTTTTATTTTATCCTGATCATAATTGGCGAAATGAATATAAACAATTACATTTTTAGAAATAATGTCAATTTGATAATTATATTTATTTATGATACCTGAGTTTTGTGAGATAAAAATACCGTTACATTTTACTTCTTTACATGTATTCAAAAATAATTCGGCTTGTTCACTATTAATATTCGTATTTATTTCTTTGCTTTCTACAATTATTTTTTGTTTTTTTTCTCTCGTGATCATAAAATCGTAAAAATGATCCGTTTTCATATTTCTTACGATATTGGAGCTAGGATTAATTTTATTCAAAACAATTTCCAAGTTATCTTCTCCTTTAACACAATTATTTAATGAAGAAAGGGATCCACTTGTATAATCTGTTTGTAAAAAAGATGGACCATTACTATTACCATTCGCAGTACCATTATTCATTTTAATTCCATTACACATTTTAAGTATATTTATCATAAGAAGATTATTCTCTTCGAAATTAATATGTTGATTTTCATGATAAAAAGAAGTGATCATTTTATTTTTGGTTGAAAGAAATGCGTCAGTTGATGAATTCATTAATTTATATATAATTCTTATTTTTATATTGATTATTAAATGCATTTATCTAAAATAAATTCAGATTTGTATTTGTAATTACAGTTGTAATTTGTAATTACAAATCTATTCAGTAAATTCTTGTTTTTTATTTACGCAGAATGAAAATTTGTATTTGTATTTTTATGTGGTTGAACGCATCTTTTGTTAGTTCAAAAAATTAGAGTGGTGGTAAATCTGCTATTTTAAAAATAGAAAATGCACTAGTCGTTTGTCCAGCATTAGGATTAGATCCACTTCCTAATGGGAATAAGGTGATTGCTCCACCTTGGGAACTTTGATTTCGAACCTCTATGGTGTCTCCTGCTCGTAAACGAATGATCCCTGAGCCTACATCTTGTGCGGTAGCATTTGCGCCAAACCATGTTCCAGGATCTATTACTCCATTTATGTATAAGGCACAACTATTTGGTTCTAAGGTATCAATCGTTTTCAATTCGAAATAGATCCCGTCTACTTCTGCACGTATTAATGAAGGAGATAATATAGTAAAATTTAGTATTTCTTTCACAACTTCAAAATCAATAGCATGACCTAATGGAGCAACTTGTATCAACACACTATAAACATTCACATAAGCCGGTATAAATCTTTCACCAGTAGGTCCTGTAAATCCGGTTGGTCCTTGAGATCCAGTATCTCCTTTTAATCCAGTTGGTCCTTGTAACCCTGTATCACCTTTAGGTCCTGTGTCACCTTTAGCACCAGTATCACCTTTAGGTCCTGTTTCTCCAGTTGGTCCTTGTAACCCGGTATCACCTTTAGGTCCTTCTGGTCCTTCAGGTCCTTCTGGTCCTTCAGGTCCTTCTGGTCCTTCAGGTCCTTCTGGTCCTTCAGGTCCTTCTGGTCCTTGAGATCCGGTGTCACCTTTAGGTCCTTCTGGTCCTTCAGGTCCTTGACGTCCTTCTGGTCCTTGAGGTCCTGTGTCACCTTTAGGTCCTTCTGGTCCTTGAGGTCCTGTGTCACCTTTAGGTCCTTCTGGTCCTTCAGGTCCTTGAGGTCCTTCTGGTCCTTGAGATCCGGTGTCACCTTTAGCTCCTTCTGGTCCTTCTGGTCCTTGACGTCCTTCTGGTCCTTGAGGTCCTGTGTCACCTTTAGGTCCTTCTGGTCCTTCTGGTCCTTGACGTCCTTCTGGTCCTTGAGATCCGGTGTCACCTTTAGGTCCTTCTGGTCCTTCTGGTCCTTGACGTCCTTCTGGTCCTTGAGGTCCTGTGTCACCTTTAGGTCCTTCTGGTCCTTCAGGTCCTTGACGTCCTTCTGGTCCTTGAGGTCCTGTGTCACCTTTAGGTCCTTCAGGTCCTTGAGGTCCTTCTGGTCCTTGAGGTCCTGTGTCACCTTTAGGTCCTTCAGGTCCTTCAGGTCCTTGAGGTCCGGTAGCTCCAGTATGTCCACGGCATCCACGACATCCATCTCGTCCATCTTTTCCATCTTTTCCATCTTTTCCATCTTTTCCATCTTTTCCATCTTTCCCATCTTTTCCGTCTTGTCCATCTTGTCCGTCTTGCCCATCTTGTCCATTTTGCCCGTCTTGTCCATCTTTACAACAATTGCCACAATCACCGCAGTCATCGCAATCATCGCAATCATTTCCAGACGCATCAGAAATCTCTACGGCTTTCAAAGGATAACTTGTTTGCATGAGGTAGTAGTCGTCGTTCGCTTCCATTTATACATAACTGTTATAATATTATTTTTACAAATATTTTAATTATTCGCTAAAATATTGTTATCATTTATGCTCTAATTACAAATGTATTTATTCAAATAAATTTGTAATTATAATGTTTTTTCTTTTTCTTTTTATTTATTCTCACGTTCAAAACCTAGTCTCTCACATCCTGCAAACCTAAACACAAAATATAATATTTTTGTTGATTAACGAATACAAATATCTTGTTTGTTATAAAAACTAACTTCAAATAAGTTTTTTAATTTTATTACATCTTTTTTTATTTCATTCTCATGAATAAAATCATTTATTTTATTTATGAAACTCATTATTTTCAATGAATTTTGATAAGAAACTTTATTCTCATGTAAATTTAAAACATTGATAAAATAATAAATCGCAGATAATTCTAATTTATCTAATAAATCTACATTTTTTTTTAATATTTCTATTAAAAAGCCCTTTTTATTCGTATGATCGAATAATAATAATTTACTTTGATTTTTTTCAAAATCATGTAAGAAGTCCAAGAAATATAGTTTTTGATAATTTTGATCAACACTGCAATATTTAATATAGTCGATAACTGTTTCTAATATAGTAATAAGTATTTCATCTAATTTTTTATAAGACGAATAAAAAGATAATTTATTTGGGTCATTAGACAAATTCATGCAAACTCCCATGAAAAGATATATTCTATTGTATTATAATTATGAAATATATCAAATAGTATTTATATCATAATTAATATTGATATTATAATATAATAAATGCATAAAAATCATCATTCAAGTAAATCAAATCGTAGGAATAAATTCCCAATCTAATTCTTTACATATTTTCTTCCAAATAACATCCTGTTCCACAATTTTATCACGATCTTTTAACATCGGAAAATGTTGCAAATAATATTTTTCATCCAACAATTCGCATAATTTATATGCCGTATAATAATAATTCAAAAAATTAACTCGATCATCTGGACAAAATTTCGAATAAGGTGCTTGTAAATCAATAAACAAATTACATAAGGTCTCTTCTAATTCTTGTGACATGACCGGCGGTTTAATACCTAATTTATCTTTGATAAAAGGAATGTGTTCATAATATTTATTATATCCCAATTTCTTCAATATTTCTTTTGTTTTCACATTCGTAATTTGATCCAATTGAATTCTCTCTTTTTTAATTTGTAGTTTTATATTTTCGATTATTTCGGACGGAATTTGGGTCGTTTCTTTTCCTTGAAATTGGGCGAGAATTTCTTTGAAATGATTAATACGTTTATAAGCATAAAAACAAATTTCTTTAGGTGGTTCTTTGTAAGAAGGTTTTTCGTTTTCAATCAAATATGGAATGGTACGAGAACATAAATTACATATTAAAAGCCCATCGTCTTCTAATGGAATGAGTTCTCCTTTAAAACAATATTGACAAATATCGGTCGGATAAACAAAAGAATTCATATCAATAAAATTCTCATCTACATTATTTAAATATTTCTGAACGATATTATTAATCCCCCCATTATTTCCATTATTATAAAAAGAGGTAAATATATTTTCTTGTTCACTTTTATTTTCACAATCGTTTGCATCTTCCCTTTTAATTTTAAATAATTTATCTAATGCTTTATTTTTACTTGTCAACGTATTGACTTGTTCTTTTCCATTCGAAATATCCTTTTTATTTTCAAAATAATCAAAAATATATTTTGAATTGTCCAAAAAATATTCTTTTTTTTTATTTTTTATCTCTCGAATTGTTTGACTAATATGTTTAATTGTGTCAATCATATCTAATTTTTCTTCTAACGTAAAAATCGATTTTTCCAAATCCTTTTTTAATTTTTCTTTTTTTTCGATAAGTTTAGGTATTTCTTCTTTTTCATCTTTATCAAATTCATTCAAATAATCACTATGTTTTCCATCGATCGTAATTGTATTTTTTTTGGTTATTTTTATTTTTTTCATGTTTTTTGGTTTAAAAGATGGCATTCTATTCTAGAGTTCAAAGTAATACAATAATATATTTTTAGTATTTAACTCATTATTTGTTTAACTTTGTTTATTTAACTTTGTTTATAAAAAAAGTTTTTAATTAGTATATATTTTTTTTCTTTTATATTTCCATTTATTAAGAATAATTTATAAAATGGACAATCATACTATAAAAGAAAAAATAAATAATGATAAAATGGATGTCGATCATATTAAATTTCAGAAAATGTTGTTAATATTTAATGCATTAAATGAAGGATGGACCATTAAAAAAAGAAAAGACTCTTATATTTTTGTAAAACCCCATCAAGGGAAAAAGGAAATATTATTAGATAGTTATTTAACCAAATTTATGAAAACGAACTTGGATTTATCGACGTTAATCTAATTATCTTTAGTTTTTATCACAATTACATTATGACAAAGATATCCTATCAAATACATGTTTTATATAATTTTTAACTATATTTTTAACTATATAAAACAACATTAACGATCGATCCAAAAGATTGTTATGCATTTCCAAGGGATTTTTTTCAAAAAGAAATGGACAAACCAGTTACATTGTTATAACATTATTCTTTTACATCATATAATTATAATTTTTGCAATAATTCAAACCATACATCATTATATAATTATTTGATAAGTATACAGATTTTTTGAACCAGATTATTTAAGGTAAAGTGTATCTATTTCTAAATAATTAATTTAAAATTCTAAATTTTTTTTCTTTAGTGATATTATAAAAAAAATATGGGAGGTGGTTTAATGCAACTCGTGGCCTATGGAGCTCAAGATGTTTATCTTACTGGCAATCCTCAAATTACATTTTGGAAAGTAACCTATCGTAGATACACCAACTTTGCTATTGAATCCATTGAACAAACATTCAATGGACAAGCTGATTTTGGACGTCGTGTCCAATGTGTGATTAGTCGTAACGGTGATTTAGCTTACCGTACTTATCTTCAAATCACACTTCCAGAAATTAACCAACTTATGGGTGTTGGTGCCTATGTTGCTGGTCAAGCAACAGGTGTTTATGCCCGTTGGTTAGATTATCCTGGAGAACAACTTATTGCCCAAGTTGAAGTTGAAATTGGAGGTCAACGTATTGACCGTCAATATGGTGACTGGATGCACATCTGGAACCAACTTACCATGACTGCTGAACAGCAACGTGGATACTTCAAGATGGTTGGAAATACTACTCAACTTACTTTCATCACAGATCCTTCTTTCGCTGAAGTCGATGGACCTTGTGACTCTTTAGCACCACGTCAAGTTTGTGCTCCAAGAAATGCTCTTCCTGAAACCACACTTTATGTTCCTCTTCAATTCTGGTTTTGTGGTAACCCAGGACTTGCCTTACCTTTAATCGCTTTACAGTATCACGAAGTTAAAATCAATCTTGATATCCGCCCTATTGATGAATGTTTATGGGCAGTTACTACATTAAACTGTAATACCAATCCTTATTCTGGTGTTTCAGGACAAAGTGCTCCTGGACGTCCTGTACCAGCAACCATCGCTTACAACCAATCTTTAGTTGCTGCTTCTCTTTATGTTGATTATGTCTTTTTAGATACTGATGAACGTAGAAGAATGGCACAAAATCCTCATGAATATTTAATCACTCAACTTCAATTCACTGGAGATGAATCTGTCGGTTCATCCAGTAACAAAATTAAGTTGAACTTCAATCATCCATGTAAGGAATTAATCTGGGTTATTCAACCTGATCAAAACGTTGATTACTGTTCTTCCCTTGTATGCGACTCCCTTCTTTTCAAAGTTCTTGGTGCCCAGCCATTCAACTATACTGATGCAATTGATGCTCTTCCTAACGCAATCCATGCTTTCGGAGGTCCTAATGGAGTTGCCGATGATGCAGTTGCTCGTGCTAACGGTGGATACATCAATGCTGAAGGTCTTTTCCAAGATGCTGGTGCATTAGATGCTTATATCCCATCTGATTATACCGGATACTGGAACGGTCCTTCTGATCCTTACAATGAGCCAGGTTTCGGAGGACCAGCTGTTCCTCAAGTTTCTGGAGGTGATTATAAACCAAACGGTGCTTATCTTGTTGATACTGGATCACATAACGTCAACTCAAGTGTTTCTGATGCAGGAACATTTGTTCTTACCGAAACATCTCTTGATATGCACTGTTGGGGACAGAACCCAGTTGTAACTGCCAAATTACAGCTTAACGGACAAGATCGTTTCTCAGAGCGTGAAGGTTCATACTTCTCCTGGGTTCAACCTTTCCAATCCCATACACGTAATCCTGATGAAGGTATCAACGTGTATAGTTTTGCATTGAGACCTGAAGAACATCAACCAAGTGGCACGTGCAACTTTTCTAGAATTGATAACGCAACTTTACAGCTTGTTCTGTCTAACGCCACCGTTGAAGGAACCAAAACTGCCAAAGTACGTGTCTACGCTACCAATTATAACGTAAAAAATCTTAGTGCGTTGAAAAGCTACCCAAAAAGACTATGTGAGCAATGGTCTTTTGAAAAAATGGTTAAGCACTCACAAAATATGCTAGTAGCTAGTGAAATTTTCTGTTTTTGACTAAACATAATTTTGCAAAACACCTTGTTGTTCGGGAAACCCCTTAGAGCCTTTTACACCAAGCACATACCCGAAAGGATTGTGTGGCGGAGATTTAACTCCGGTATGGTAATAGTTAAAAGGATTGGGCAATCCGCATGCTTACTACCTAAATCCATTATGATAGGATATGGTAGGGCGTCAGAGACTGAACGGGTGTTGGTTGTTGATGAAAGATTAATCATCTGGAGACGGCTTAAGATACAGTCCATCTATTAGGGAAACTTAATAGGAAACATTATGGCTAAGAATAATGTCGGGAATGGGTGGGTTAGCATACTCAAATTAAAGAGCATACATCATCTCATTCTTGTTTATTTTATTTTATAAATAACATTGTTATAAAAATTATAATAAAATAAAAAATTGATAATAAAATAAAAAATTGATAATAAAATAAAAAATTGATAATAAAATAAAAAATTGATAATAAAATAAAAAATTGATAATAAAATAAAAATTTATTATTAATAAACTATTTAAAGACAATATAATAGTGTATATTAAACTAATAACAATGAATATCAAAGAAGATAATTTAGTACATTTAAATCGTTATAAAATAGAACCTCCTCACCCTTCTTATATAGCCGGATTTATAGATGGCGATGGTTGTATATTTATACGTAAAATTAAAGATGGTTATCAATCTGGTATTACATTAACACA